TGCCTAATTTTCCGTATAGTTCAGATTTTTCTTCATCAGTTTTAGGTATAGGTATTCTACTACCTAATACTTTTTGTTGATGTACTACTGTTTTAGCAAGACTTTCTATATCTTTAAAATTTTGTAACGTAGCATCATTTTTAAGTTCATCTGGTAATGATGATTTCCAATCTCCGTCATCATTTGTTGATCCTAAAACTGTACTTTCACTTGGTACAGGAGTAGCTGTTGTTTCAATTGGTGTTTCTACTGCTTCAGTTGTATTCATTTGTTCATTTGACATTTTTATCCTTCATTAAGTTTATTACTCTAATTAAAACCGATCTTTGTCCTTCTCGGTGTGCGGTTTCATAAGAATAATAATAAAATGAACTCCTATGATAATAAGCAGACGTTAAATCTGCTAATACTCTTTCACCTTCTTTAGATGAAAATGTAATTTGATAATCTTGTTTTAATTGTTTTAATTCGTTGTCTTGATCTGCCATATTATTCTGCCATACCCATATCATCAGACATATTATCCATAGCTGATTGTACATTAGGGTCTGCTAATTTTTTAGTAGCATCAGCTGATGTATTCATAGCTTGTGCTTCTTGTTGTGCTTGTTGAGCCATTGCAGCTTGTTGTTCTGCTTCTGCTTTTGCTGCTCTCATTTCTTCTACTTGATCTGAACTTCTTAAAACAGTTTTAGGAACTCCTAATAATTTTGCTCTCATTCTAATAGCTTCGTCATGGTCAATGTTATCCATAATTGAAGGATCAACTTGTCCAATGTTCATTGCTAATGCATATAATCTTTCAATAGCAACTGCTTCTTCCATTCTTTGAGAACGTGCTAAAGGCCCAACATATTCTATGTCTATTTTACTATCGCCAATTATTTCTGGTGCATCTTTAAAAGCACCTGCTCTAAACATAATTCCAAATACTCTTTCAATTAATGGATTTAAAAACTCTGTTTGAAAACGACCTAATGTTGGCCCAAGTAATCTTTGCATAAGTTCATATCTAACTTGAACTTCTGTTGCTGTCATTTGAGGGCCATCTTGTAATTGTAATTGATCTGAATAATATGCTTGTCTAATAGCAGTTCTTAATTGGCCTTCTTTCATATCTGTAATTTGCCAGTTAGCACCAATCTCTAATGGTTTAACTGCACCATCATGTCTAACAACTGTAATTCCAGCAGGTGTCATTCTTACTCTACCAATTACTCCATCATCTTGAACAAGTAATGGTGGATCAATTGCTTTTGCCCATGCTTTTAATCCTATTTCAACTGCTTTGTTTAAAGTTTTAATATCAGGTAATGCATTATAAGAAGGTGATCTACCAAAAATTTCACCAGTAGCTTTTGACCATCTTGGAACTAAATATGGAAATTCATTATAACCGCCAGATCGTACAATCATTTTATCTTCTTCACAAACGTGACATGAATGAAAAGGTAATTTAGTTGTTGATTTTCCTGTTGCTCTTTCGTAATCTTGTGTTGGTTCTACTGCATGAATAAAACTAAATTTTTTATCAGGTTTTTCTACAGCTGCTTCTAAAACTTTTTCACCTAAATTTTTTTCTCCAAATTCTTGTACAGCTTGTCTAGCTGTTAATTTATATTTTCTATAAAGAGTATCTACTTTGCCATTTATATTTTCTTGAATATAATATTCTGCAATATGTAAAGTATTAAAATGAATACCATCTTTTTCAAATCCGTTATTACCTTCTTCAACAAAAATAGCTGCTGTTCCGATAGAACATAAATCTAAATATAATTCATGTACTTCTGTGTTAAAATTTGTGTCGTTAAAATTATCATACATTCTACGACCAGTATCTTCTAACCAAACTTGAACATCTCTGTCTTTGTTTAAATTTTCATCTCTTAATTTTATATTAAACCATGCTAGTGATGGTGATGTAAGTGTGCCATGTAAACTTGCGGCTAATAAATTGTTTGCTGTAATTGCTGTACTATCAAATAAAATTTCAGTACGTTTTTCACCTTTTGATCTTATAGTAACAACGTCTGCTTTTCGTGGCATAACATAATCGAGAATTTCTTGCCAGTTTGCTTCCCACGTGCCTCTATCATTAGCTAAAGCATCTACACGTTTTTTAATATATTCGTATGTTGCCATGTTATTTTTTTTTCCATCCAGTTTTCATTTGAGCATAAGATTTTTTAGAAACTGTAGATTTTGATTTTGGTCTTGAAGTGCCAGCAGTTTTTCTAGCATTAATATTTTTTACTAAAGAATTTTTAGAGTAAGCCATATTATTTATTTTTAGGTTTTGGTTTTGGTTTTGTTTTAGGTTTTTTTGGTGGTCTTCCTTGTTTTGATCCGTAAGTTCCTGTTCCGTATGGCATGATTTTTCCTATTGTTAATTGTTAATATTTTTTTCCGCCTAATAATGTTTGTGATGTTTCTGCTTCTTCTTCTACGCCTTGTCCACTTGTTAGAATTGTTCCAGATTGTCCTTTTCTATTTGTACTTAACATTCTATTTTTTTCAGCTGAAACTTTTGCTTCTGCTGCATCTGTTTTGTCATATACTGATTGATCTATTGCTGGTGGTGCTTGTAGTGGTGCTTTGCCGCCCATAATTATTCTCCTAAATCCATTTACATTCTTTTCTTAACATACCGTAGATAGCTGCATCAACAAAATTATTGTCAATTTTCATTACTTGTCTTACAATACCTTCTTTTGTCCAGCCAGTTCCAGATAAAATACGTTCATTACGTTTATATCCGTTTCTGCAAACTGCTGTCATTCTTCCACAGCCTATTTGTTTAAATCCGTACTCAAAGACGTATCTTATATGTTTTCTAGAAAATAATCTAGGACTTTCTAAAGCTAGATGGACATAAATATTATTACCATCATAGTCAGTAAATAAAAACCCACCTAATATTTTATCATCTTCAATAAAACCAAGATAAGAATATTCATCTGCTATATCTGCGGTTATGTAACATTTTTTTTTAAGATACTCACCTATTGGTTTTCTCCACTTGTCGTTTGTAACGACTTCAATCATAACTTATGCTTTTATTTTTTTTTTAGTACCAGCACCTAAAACAGTTTTAGATACGTTAGCATCATCTTCAACACCTTGTGATGTTGACATAATTGTACCTTTGCTTCCATAACCAGCACCTAAATTTGCTTGTTTTTTTTTTGTGTCTGCTGCTGCTGTTGCTGCTGTTGCTTGTACTGGTGCTGCTTGTGCTACTTGTACTGGAGCAGCTACACTTGTTAATACTCTCATTATTCTTCTTACGAACCCACCCATTTTTATCCTTTATTAGTTAAATACATTAAATTCACTATCCGATTGCTCTTGTAATCTTTCATATGTTTTTGTTCTAGCTTTTCTTAATGACATAACAGCATATCTCATTGCTGAAATAGCATCATCATTAGCTGGAACAATTTTACCATCTTTTCTATGATACATTCGCAGTTCTTCTAGTATCTTACCTTGATTTTTAAAAATTTTCAACCTTTGAGTTTTAAACCTAGTGTACATTTCTTGAATACCAGCTTCTACAGAGTTACCTCCTGTATTATCTCTTTGTCCATCTGATGGAGGATTAGTAAAATGTTCTCTAGTCATATTAACTCCTTCTTCTCTGTATTGTTGTGTAAGATTTTTACCAGACCCTTTATCAGCTTGTCTGCCATCCATAGGCCATACTACAGGAATCCATTTACCTCTCATTTTAATTGCAGAGGCATGAATAGGTACTGCTTCTTGCCTCATAGAATAATTATCATAAACATAAGCTATATCTGTATCTCTATCCCAAGTAACCCATACTGCTGCTGTTGGATGATCCCAACCAAAATCTAATCCACAAATTTTTGGCCAATGATTTGGAACTTCTATTGGATCACATAAAATTTCTTCTTCAGCAACAGGAAAAACTAAACCTGAACCTAGTTGTGGTATTCCTCGTTCTCTCATTTTTCTTTCGTGTGGTGGTAGTGCCGCTAAAATTTGATCTCTAACTTTTCTAGTCATATGAGGTGCGTCATCCCATCCTGCTGTTATTAATGCTTGTCCTGCTCTTAAATTATTTACAAATTGTGCAACTGTTTGTGTCATGCCATTTTCTGGAGTAAATGTCATATATACTATTCCACCTTTGTCAGCTGTTCTTGTAAGTGACTGTGTATAAATTGAAGTAGGTGGTTCTTCATCTAGCCAAATAACATCTACACTTTCTCCCATCCATTTTTCTTTACCCATATCATAAGATTTAAAACCTATTCTAGAATTGCCTCCTGATATGTGTTTTACTATTACAGAGTTTAAAGCATTAGGCACTCCTGCTTTTCTAACTGTTTCTAAAATGTATTTTCTTGGTACTGTACCTGTGCCTCTTGCTTCTGGATCGTCTGGTTGACCGATAAGTTCTTTTTGGCAAACATCCCTAGTAGTTTCGTTAGAAACACCCCCAGCCCAAGCACGAATTGGTCTGTTAAATTTTTTGCCTTCCCACCACGTTGGGTATAAACCCGTCACGTGGTACGCCATTTCCATAGCCCCACTAAAAGACTTACCGATCCTATTTCCAGCCATAAGCAATCTTTGTTGTGCTTCTGTGTTGTGAAATTTTTTTTGATAATCGTAAGGTTTATAATCTAACATACGATTAGTAGTTCTACGTAACTCTAATTCTTTAGCTATCTTAACAGCTTGTTCTAGGTCATCACTTGTCATTTTTTATAATATATTTTCTACGTAATTTTCTAGGAGTGGTTAAAGCAAATATTTCTTCTGTGGTCATCATTTCCTTATCATCAAAACCATAATGCATAGTAGCAGTATAAGGGAATCTATCAACAAGAACATATCTATATACATAGTTACCCTTTTGAAAATGTAGTAAAGCATTTGGTTTAGCTATCTGTATAAACTTACGCATTTTTTAAGTATCTTTTTTTTATCTGTTTAGGGGTTAAATTTTGTTCTTCCTTTGTTCTCTTAAGTTCTGGGTCAATCTTATTATGATCTATGACATCCACTAAAGCATATCTATATACCTTATAACCACCACCTTCCCATTGGAAGTGTAATAATTCTGGGGGTTTGTCATATTGCCCCAAGCATATAGGATCATACCTTGAATTATTAATAGCCATATAACAGTAGTATATTAAAATTATATTTATTCAACCTATTAACTTTGGTTAATATTAACAAATACCCATGGCTGTGCGGAGAGATGCATTATATAATAGGCAAAATAGTATTTTGGGGGGTATGGGGTGTCTATGTGTTCTTTTTTTGTTCTTTGATTATTCTTTTTGTTTGTGTGATGTAGAGCTGTCACCCTCATTACTAGCAAGACTAGGCTAGAATGTATCAACATCTATTGAATTGCCCCTGTGTGTGCGTGTGTGTGGGTGCGAAAGGGTATTCTCGCCCATTGTCTTGTATTATGAAGCCATTTGTCCTGGCGGGGCTTGTCCTGGTGGCTTGTCTTATGTGTCTTACTCTCTTACTTGTCTAGTTGATGTCTGTCTTGTTGATAGCCAGAGTATTAACAAGGTGATCTAATTCCGCCCGAAGTTCTTGGTCTGTCTTCCTGTGCGTCACGTCTTCTATCTTCGTAGTTGTTTGATAGCCCGTTCTATCAAGTAAAGAGTTCACCGCTTGAAGTCTTGTACTCGGTGGGATTTTAGGGTCGCTTACTAGCTTTGTTAATACATCAACG